GAGGATATTAAATTCTTTCAAATTACTTAACGACACAACCAAGTATTTATGTTAGATGGACAATAGATTACAAGAAATATTTGACAAGTATAATGTTACCGAGAAAAACATTTCTACAGGTAATTTGAAAAAGCTTAAAAAAACTATAGATGAACTTCAAAAGTTGGATAAGGTTTTATTATTGACCTGTTCAAATAGATATAATTGGGACCCTAATGATATTGACATCCCTAAATCTACAATTCTCGCTATGGTTATTGACGAGTATTTGAATGATAAGTCAGTCCTTATAGATGTTCCTGAATTAAATATTGTACCGTGTGAAGGTAACGTATCAAGAAAAGATGGAAACTCTTGTGGGTTAATGAAGTCTAAACTTAAAGACAAAGATAAAAATCCTACAGGACATCACAGATGTTGGGCGAGTTTGAATGAAAAAGATGATGAACTTTGGAAAATCTCCAAAGAATTGTTTGAATCAAATGCAGTTATATTTTTTACTTCTGTTAGGTGGGGTCAGGCAAATATGTTTTACCAAAAACTAATTGAAAGATTGACTTGGATTGAAAACAGACATGCTACTTTGGGTGAATCAAATATTGTAGAAAACATCCAAAGTGGATTTATTTGTTGTGGACAAAATTGGAAGGGTGTTGATGTTGTTGATACACAGAAAAGAGTTCACTTCTTCTATGGGTTCAAACCTAATGACGCGTTTTATTGGAATTGGCAATTTACAAATAAGATAACTGACGAAAGCGAAGAATCATATAAAGAAGCATTTCCAGCCTTTGTTAAGAAATTCGATTTAGATAATTTATATTAAAATAATAAATTTTCCATTTTGTAATTTTGGTTTTTGTCGTTCAATTTCAAATTCCCAAGACAATTCATTATTTTTAATTTTATCCAAGATATGTTCGGTAATAGGATATTCTCTTATACAATCTGCAATTACTGGTATTGTTGATTTATATTTAAAATATCCAATATCTTTATAATTAAAATTCTTCAATTTCAACGACTAATTTTTTATCTCCTTTTAATACACGATGCCAAGCAAGTTTCGGAATGAATATTTGTTTGGCATCTTCTAATTTGTTTGGCAGTTCGTTTTCCATTTGAAATGACCATCCACCACTCTCAATAATTGTAACTTTTCGGTCTTTTAAATCTTGATGCCACTTTAGTTCTTCAGATTCAACATCAGGACTAAATGTTCTTATCAATTTTCCTTCTTTTTCTATTTGATTAAATGGGAAATCCATATATCTTACCAAGAATTTGAAGATGACAAACCTAATTGTTTCGCATAACGACCAACATTACAACTCCAATATCCTGCAGTTGTTCTATCTTTCTTTTCCGAACATCTGTGACGTGCTCTGAATGATTTAGCAGCCTTTTTATTTGAATTTTTAACTTTTAATCCTGGGTCTCCAAATGTAACTTTTTTCACTCCGCCTGATTTACTTTTTACATATACTGCAAACTTTTTCGGACCACCTGGTGTTCTAAACGGTTTTCCCAATTTAACATTTTTACCTCGATGTTTTGCTTCCGCTAAAATATCTTCCATTGTTTCGGTTTCATAAACGTAAGGAGCATCCAAATAGATATATTCTTTTCCGATTTTAACTTTCTTACCTAAATCAGATTCAACCATTAATCGGTCTTCTTCATTAAGTTCAATTTTACCTTCGTTATATAGTTCTCTAACTTCATTAATTAAATCAAAATAACTTTCTGAATAAACTCTATAAACATTATCGGTTAAAGATAAACCATTTTCAATATGATATTGTAGTGATTCTGAAATCTCAACATCTTCTTTTAAAATTAAAGTTCTATCTAATTGTTTTTCCAATTCTTCCCTAATTAGTTCACGTAAATTCATAATATTTTCTTTTTCTAAATAAATAGTCTATATTTACACTATGAAAATACTACTAATAATTTTTTTATTAATATTAAGAATCGCCATAGGTTTTAATGTAATGTATTGGTTGGTTCAAGAATTTAGATTCCCTGACCAACATTCCTTTGTTGAAATCGAATTTTATTTGGTGTTATTATTATTTGATATTTGGATATCACAAGTTAGTGATAATATTAAACCTCCACCGCAAGAATAGATTTCTATGTTAAAACATATTTATGTTAAAAAACATAATTATGTTATTAAAAGTCGGGTCTAAAGGAGAAGATGTAAAAAAATTACAGATTAAATTAGGTGTTGAGTCAATTGGCACTTTTGGTCCAAAAACAGAAGCTGCGGTTAAATCTTGGCAAAAATCAAACGGGTTAACCGATAATGGTATTGTTGGGGATGAAATGTGGAATAAATTATTCGGTAATGCAGTTATTACTGAAGATAAAGTAATAACCCCAACAATTACAACTCCTTCAGTTGGTGGTTTAAAACTTGATAAACTAAAAGGTCACATCCCTGATTCAGTTATTAGTCAAATTCCTGAAACCGCTGCGAAATTTAATATCACAAACAATTTAAGATTGGCTCATTTCTTGGCTCAATGTGGTCACGAATCTGGTGGATTCAAGGCTGTTAGTGAGAACCTTAATTATTCCGCATCAGGTTTAAAAAACATATTTGCAAAATATTTTCCTGGTAATTTATCAGAATCATACGCTCGTCAACCACAGAAAATCGCAAGCAGGGTCTACGGTGGAAGAATGGGTAACGGTCCTGAAGAAACAGGTGACGGATACAAATATAGAGGTAGAGGTTACATTCAGTTGACTGGTAAACAAAATTACACTAACTTTGCTAAGTTTATCGGTGAAGACACTGTGAATAACCCCGACTTAGTTGCGACCAAATATCCATTGGCGTCTGCGGCGTTCTTTTTTGACTCAAATAAACTTTGGTCTATTTGTGATAAAGGTGCTGATAGTGCAACTGTTACCGCAGTAACTAAAAGAGTAAATGGTGGTACCATAGGTTTAGCGGATAGAATTAAACATTTTGAAGAATATTATAAACTACTATCGTAATGGAAGAAACTGAACCATTAGCTTACAATAGCGAATTTTTACCGAACATTCAAATTGCCGTGGTATTTGAAGAAAATCCACAGTATGAACATTTAAAAGAATACTTTAACGACTATGGTTATGGTTTTATGGTACCAGGTAATGATTTGGTTATTATAGATGGTGAACAGTTAATTCATAATCTTGGGAGTGAGTCTTTGAAATTTATTGAAGCTCACGAAATTTCTCACATTATTTTAGGTCACGATGGTCCGAGAAATGAATCTGATGAGTTGGATGCCGACTTAGGGGCTTATATTTTATTGAAAAATTCAGGTAAAACTGATTCAATCAAAACATTATTAAAACAATTTAAACATAGACACGGAATTAAGTTTAGTGAAGAACTCTTAGGTAGAGTGAAAAAACACTTCTCAGACTATCAATAAATGAGATTTTTTTAATTAGGATATATTTATAGTACTCACACTCTTCGGAGTGGTCTCATATATCCCTTTCCAAAGACCCGCAAAATTTATTTTGACGGGTCTTATTTTTTTATTATCTTTGTATCCTAAATAGAAATAAAATGGCAGCAAAAAGTAACCACTACGGAGATGTTTATAATTGGATTGAAAGAGTTATTGACTCATGCACCAACCCACAACAGGAAATCGCAGCAAGAAAACTAATATCGTTGTATGGCGAAAGATTGGAGAAAGGTAGAGAAGTTAATATTGAATTAAGATTCAGTATGGAAAGAGCTTTGAGAATGCGATTGGATAACAAATTGTTTAAACGAATAGAAGATAAAATTAACAATGGAAATTAATTTTACAAATAGTTTTGGTGATAGTATCAAAACATTAATAAGACACAATACTTGGTGGTATAAGACATACGAACTATTTCGTTATGATTTACCACGATTCTTCAAAAATATTTGGAGATTTAGAAAAGCACTATGGAATCACTATTGGTTTGACCATCACGGGACCTTAATGTTTCTTGAAACAGGATTAACTCATATTTCCGATACTGTTGAGAAACGTGGAAATGAAGTTGATGAATCAAGATTAAAGAAAGTCGCTGCGATGCGTAGAGCGGTTCAGATTATTCAAAACTATAACAATGATTTATATATTGAGATAGCAGAGAAAGAACTTGGTGAACTATTTCTTCGTGCTTGGGAATTTGAACCAGTTCCTGATAGACCAGATTTAAGTAAATTGGTTGACAATGAAACTTCTGAAGAGAAGACACATAACAGTAGGGTATTTGAAAGAGCTCGTGAAATTGGAGAACAAGAATGGAATGAATTGTTTGAAATATTGAAAGGTCAGAATTATAAAAATTTTGACAAAGACGTTGATTGGTATAAACAATTTGACGGAACAGGA